GGTGTGAGATTCGGAGTAAAAGGTATACTAAATGTGGCGTTGGACCCAGCAGGTATTACCACAAAATCAATGAGCTCATGGGGCAGGAATGAATTTGGACGGTTCGTATAAACAGCAACGGAACATGACAACCCAGCAAGTCCACCAGCCGTGACCGTGATGCCAACCTGTTGAATATTACGCGGTGCCATGAACGGAATGAAGCGAACCGTATTTGTAGCAGCGGCAATTGTTGTCAGTGCGGTCGCGCCCAATACATACGGAAGATGCCATGTGGTCAATCCCAGTGTGCCTGACGGTAACGCGACAGCATTGCTGTTTACAATTGACGCTGTGACATTATAGATGCCAGCACCACTACCACTAAACGACCCCGTGATACCACCGTCAATCGTGCCTTCAACATAGGATGCGGTCGCCGCATTTACCGCATAAGACGACGTTAAGGCATAACTTGCACTGGTTGCATTGGCAATACTACCCAACACATTTTGTGCCAGTGCGGCGTAGCTTGAAGTGAGTGCATAGGATGCACTGACCGGTTCACCACCACCACCAGGTGCCCAGCTTGCCGATAGAGCATAACTTGCTGATGTAGCTACCGATGATGTTGCTACGGTCCATGTAGAAGCTTGATTACTGCTACTGACAATACCAACAGGAATATTTGATAGGCCCGTATAAGAGACTTGTGCTGAACTTGAGACCAACCCTGCTGGACGATTTGAGATCTGCAAGAAATCTACTTGACTTGAGGCACTGACAATGCCGACAGGAACGCCAGTCAAACCGTTGTAATTGACTTGACCAGATGAACTTACGAGACCAACAGGAACACCAGTCAATCCGGTGTAGTTGACCTGTGCTGAACTGGACACCAATCCTGCGGGACGATTTGATGTTTGTAGGAAGTCTACTTGACTTGATGCACTGACTAAACCAACAGGTTTATCTGCAACTAGGCTCCATGAAGTATTAGCAATTGAAGCCGTAGCAACGGTCCAGGTTGTGGCTTGAGTACTACTGCTGACAATACCGACAGGAATATTTGATAGGCCCGTATAAGAAATTTGGCCTGAGGAGCTCACAATGCCTACAGGAATATTTGATAGTCCTGTGTAAGAGACTTGTGCCGAACTGGAAACCAACCCTGTTGGTCGGTTCACAGTCTGCAAGAAATCTACTTGACTTGATGCGCTGACAATGCCAACAGGAATACCAGCCAACCCAGTGTAATTGACCTGACCAGATGAACTTACGATGCCGACAGGAACACCAGTCAAACCCGTATAAGATACTTGTGCTGAACTGGACACCAATCCTGCGGGACGATTTGCGGTTTGTAGGAAGTCTACTTGACTTGAGGCACTGACAATACCAACAGGAACGCCAGTCAAACCACTGTAATTGACCTGACCAGATGAACTTACGATACCAACGGGAACGTTTGACAAGCCTGTATAGGATACTTGACCGGAAGCACTGACTAGACCAACAGGTTTATCGGCAACTAAACTCCATGAGGTATTAGCAATTGACGCAGTTGCTACAGTCCAAGTAGAAGCTTGTGTTGAACTAGATACAATACCGACAGGAACACCGGTCAAACCACTGTAATTGACTTGTGCTGAACTGGACACCAACCCCGTTGGACGATTTGAGGTTTGTAGGAAGTCTACTTGACTTGAGGCACTGACAATGCCTACAGGAATATTTGACAATCCTGTGTATGAGACTTGACCTGAGGAGCTCACAATGCCAACAGGAACACCGGTCAAACCACTGTAATTGACTTGTGCTGAACTTGAAACCAACCCTACGGGACGATTGGAAGTCTGTAAGAAATCTACTTGACTTGAGGCACTGACAATGCCAACAGGAACGCCAGCCAACCCAGTGTAATTAACTTGACCAGATGAACTTACGATGCCAACAGGAACGTTTGACAAGCCTGTATAGGATACTTGTGCTGAACTTGAGACCAACCCTACGGGACGATTGGAAGTCTGCAAGAAATCTACTTGGTTTGAAGCACTAACGAGACCAACAGGTTTATTTGCAACTAAACTCCATGAAGTATTAGCAATCGAGGCAGTTGCTACGGTCCAAGTAGAAGCTTGTGTTGAACTAGATACAATACCAATAGGAATACCGTTCAAACCACTGTAATTGACCTGACCAGATGAACTTACGATACCAACGGGAACGTTTGATAGGCCCGTATAATTGACTTGTGCTGAACTTGAAACCAACCCTGCGGGACGATTGGAAGTCTGTAAGAAATCTACTTGACTTGAGGCACTGACTAAACCAACAGGTTTATTTGCAACTAAACTCCACGAGGTATTAGCAATAGAAGCCGTTGCAACTGTCCATGCCGAGGCTTGATCACTACTGCTGACGATGCCAACAGGAACGCCAGCCAACCCAGTGTAATTAACTTGACCAGATGAACTTACGATGCCGACAGGAACACCAGTCAAACCCGTATAATTGACTTGTGCTGAACTTGAAACCAACCCCGTTGGACGATTTGAGGTTTGTAGGAAGTCTACTTGACCGGAAGCGCTAACTAAACCAACAGGTTTATTTGCAACTAAACTCCATGAAGTATTAGCAATTGAGGCAGTTGCTACGGTCCATGTTGTGGCTTGAGTACTACTGCTCACAATGCCAACAGGAACGTTTGACAGTCCAGTATAAGAGACTTGGCCTGAGGAGCTCACAATGCCAACAGGAACGTTTGACAAGCCTGTATAGGAGACTTGGTTTGAAGCACTGACGAGACCAACAGGTTTATCTGCAACTAAACTCCACGAGGTATTAGCAATTGAAGCCGTAGCAACGGTCCAAGTAGAAGCTTGAGTGCTACTACTAACAATACCGGCGGGAATGCCGTTCAAACCACTATAGTTTACCTGTGCGCTACTGGAAACGAGACCTACCGGAATACCAGTAATACCCGTATAGTCAATTTGAGCACTTGAACTCACACTACCAGCGGGTAGTCCAGCAACAATTTGTGCAGAACTAGATACAAGATTTACAGGAATATTTGATATCAAACTCCAACTAGTCGGTGAAATACTTGCACTAATTGCAACACTGCTACTTGCAACCGTCCAATCGGTTGCTTGCGCTGAACTTGAGACAATACCAACAGGTCGGTTAAGTAGTGTATTCCAATCGGCCGGTCCTGTAGTCGGTGCCCATGACGCAGAAATGGCAAAGCTAGCACTCGTATTTGTAAGTGCGTTAAATTGAGTTGATGAACTCAAAATACCTATAGGCACATCGGTAATACCAGTGTAACTAATTTGCGCACTGGCACTAACTAATCCGGTTGGTAATTGTGTAGAACTAGAAACAATGCCTACAGGAACGCCAGTCAAACCACTGTAATTGACTTGTGCTGAACTTGAAACGAGACCGACAGGTCGATTTGAGATCTGTAAGAAATCTACTTGGTTTGAGGCGCTAACCAGACCAACGGGTCTATTCGCAACTAAACTCCATGATGTCGGTGCAATTGAAGCGGTTGCAGCAACACTACTACTTGCCACTGTCCAATCCGTTGCTTGTATAGAACTCGATACAAGTCCATTCGGAATATTTTCTATGAGACTCCAACTCGTTGCCGCAATTGAAGCTGTTGCTACGGTCCATGTTGTGGCTTGAGTACTACTGCTGACGATGCCAGCAGGAACGTTTGACAAGCCAGTATAGGAGACTTGGTTTGAAGCACTAACAATACCAACTGGAATGTTTGTAATACCAGTATAATCTATCTGTGCAGAACTTGAGACCAAACCAACAGGTCGGTTCACGGTCTGTAAGAAATCTACTTGACTTGATGCACTAACTAAACCAATCGGAATACCGTTCAAATCGTTGTAATTGACCTGTGTTGAACTTGAGACCAAACCAACGGGACGATCAGCAACCAAACTCCATGAAGTATTAGCAATTGATGCCGTGGCAACAGTCCAAGTAGAAGCTTGTGTTGAACTAGATACAATACCAACAGGAATATTTGATAGGCCCGTATAGGATACTTGTGCTGAACTGGACACCAACCCCGTTGGACGATTTGAGGTTTGTAGGAAGTCTACTTGACTTGAAGCACTGACAATGCCTACAGGAATATTTGACAATCCTGTGTATGAGACTTGACCCGAGGAGCTCACAATGCCAACAGGAACACCAGTCAATCCGGTGTAGTTGACTTGTGCTGAACTAGACACCAACCCTTCGGGACGATTTGAGATTTGTAGGAAGTCTACTTGACCGGAAGCACTAACTAAACCATCTGGTTTATTTGCAACCAGGCTCCATGAAGTATTAGCAATCGAGGCCGTGGCAACAGTCCATGTAGAAGCTTGAGTGCTACTGCTGACGATGCCAACCGGAAGATCGGTCAACCCCGTATATGATACTTGTGCAGAACTGGATACAGTACCCGCTGGTAGACCCGCTACAATTTGTGCGGAACTACTGACCAGTCCATTTGGACGACCACTAATACTATTGAACTGAACTTGTTCAGAACTACTAAACACACCATCAGCATCAAGAATAGCTTTGACCTGTGCCGTTCCGCTGATAAGTCCAACTGGGATGTTCTGAAGTTGTGTGAAGTTAACCTGCGCACTACTGGATACTAGACCATCAGGCTTACCAGTAACACTTGTCCAGCTGACCGGCGCACCTTCAGTTGACGGTGCCCATGATGCAGATACAGCAGTGAAACTGTTCTGAGCATAGCTGGCACTTGTATTTGATAGAGAATTGAATTGAGTAGAACTGCTGAGAATACCAACCGGAATGTTGGATAGATCAGGGTAGCTGACCTGAACCGATGCGGATACTAAGCCAACTGGTCGGTTTGTAGTCTGAGAGAAGTCAATTTGACTCGATGCGCTGACGAGACCAGATGGTTTATCTGCAACCAAACTCCATGATGTCGCAGCAATTGAGGCAGTCGCCACAGTCCATGTAGAAGCTTGTGCGGAACTAGATACAATACCAGCAGGAACGTTTGATAGTCCTGTGTAAGAGACTTGGCCTGAGGAGCTTACAATGCCAACGGGAACGTCAGTCAATCCAGTGTAATTAACTTGACCAGAGCTGGATACTAACCCCGTTGGACGGTTGGAAGTCTGCAAGAAATCTACTTGACTTGATGCGCTGACCAAACCAATCGGCGTTCCAGTAACATTATTATACGCAACCTCATTAGCAAGTGAAGCTGTTGCCACAGTCCACGTTGTGGCTTGTGTTGATGACGACACAATACCAGCAGGAACGTTTGACAGGCCTGTGTAAGAGACTTGGCTCGATGCACTAACGAGACCAGATGGTTTATCTGCAACCAAACTCCATGATGTCGCAGCAATTGAGGCAGTCGCCACATTCCACGTTACAGCTTGTGTAGAACTGCTAACTAAACCTGTAGGGATATTTTGTAGTTGTGTATAATTGACTTGATTGCTGCTTGATACCGTTCCAACAGGCAACCCCGCTATAATTTGTGTTGAACTTGAAACAATACCACCAGGAACATTAGAAATGCCGATGTAATTAATTTGTGAACTAGCACTGACGAGACCGGTAGGTAGTTGTGCTGAACTGCTGATCAAGCCGTCGGGGCGGTTGCCAATATTATTCCACTGTGTATAAGCATCGGCAGCAAAACTTGCTGATACGGCGTTAGTGACTGATCCGGTGAATGATCCAGTAAAACTACCCGTATTAATTTGTGATGAACTAGAAACAATGCCAACAGGTATATTGATAATAGTAGACCAATCTACAGCATCACCGACACCGGGTGCCCAACTTGCACTGAGTGCGGTAAATGCAAAAGATGTCGTAGTAGCAAAACTAGCGCTAATGCTGTTTTCGGCGTTATTAGCAAAGCTGGCACTACCAACAAAACTGCCGGTAAAACTGCCCGTATTAATTTGCGCGCTGGCACTTACGATACCAACCGGTCGGTTAAGTAGTGTATTCCAATCAGCCGGTCCTGTAGTCTGTGCCCATGAGGCAGAAATGGCAAAGCTGGCACTGATACTATTATCTGCGTTATCGGCAAAACTAGCACTACCAATAAAACTGCCAGTAAAGCTACCAGAATTAACTTGTGCAGAACTTGAAACAAGTCCATCAGGACGATCTGATATCAATGACCAACTTGTAGGTGCAATTGATGCACTAGCTACGGACCATGTCTCCGCTTGAACTGATGAGGAGACCAACCCCGATGGAATACCAGTAAGTTGTGTATAGTTGACTTGAACACTAGAACTGACTAACCCAACAGGTAATTGTGTAGAACTGGATATGATTCCTGTGGGAATATCGGACAATTGAACATAACTGACCTGTGCGCTGGAACTGACCACTCCTGTAGGTAGTGGTGGAATATTAAGAACGGCGCTCGCAGTAAGTGCATAACTTGAAGTTGTTGCGGTTGTAGCCGTGCTAGCACTAGCAACTGCCCATGACGCGGCTTGAGCCGAACTTGATACTAATCCAACGGGTTTATTAGCAATATTGTTATATTCTACATACGAAGCTGAATTGCTACTACTAGGAATATTCTGAAGTTGTGTATAATCAACTTGAGCGGAACTCGATACAATATTTTGTGGAATATTTACAACATTACTCCATGAGACGGCATTAGCATATTCTGCATATGATGCAGATGAAATAGCACCTAATGTAGAAAGAGCAAGTGACGCCGTACCGGCATAACTAGAACTAATTGCGTTATTAGCTTGACTGACAAATTGGGGAACATTTACTTGAATGCCTGATGATCCAGGCACACCCGTACCATTTACGGTAAGGTTTATCGAGTTGCCCGGGGTCGATCCTGATACGCGAATAATCACGGTTCGGTTACTCCTGGACGAACGGACACTTTACCCTGCATTAGCCGTAGCGTTTCAACTGGTGTGACATTGGAATTATTACCGATGACATCATATACATATTTTGATCCAGTAAGCATCCATGTGGTTTCAGCGGAAAGATATAGTTTAATACTTCCAGATGACGCATCTACAACAGAACTGGTAAAATACAACGCGGGAACGGGATCAGTGAATTGTGACTTTATGGATCCTGTAAATGACCAACCACTAACGTTGATAGCAGTTACCCCGTCATCATTATACAACTGAAACGGTAATTCAAATGTTTGATTTTGAAGTATGCAAATATCGTAAATATTATTTAGTTCACAAGACATACCAATTCTCTAATAAAAAGAAAGGCGGTGTTTACACTCAATATAAATAGAGTATAGACACCACCTTGCCCCAGTGGAGATCGAACCTACTAATTGTCCATCTATTATATTAGTAGTTAAGAATCCAGTAGTCAGCTTGAATTGTCAAGCTGATTTCGGTCGGGTCATCCGTACCCCAATCAGCATCATTAAAATTAGCTTCGGTAACAAGACATCCCTTACCAATCCATTCTTCTACTTTATCACCCACGGGACCAAGCATATTGAATACAATATCTTTCTTATAGAAGTCGGCATAACCATCACGACCGGTAATTGATTCGTGGTGAAGACGAACCCATTCCATTACCGCCTGTGCGCCGGACGGAACAATCGGATCATATAGTGTACAGTTAATTGGACCCCACTTTGATTTACCCTTGACATAACGCTCAAGGTTAATGTGCGGAAGCACTTTTGCTTCTGCGGAATACTTCGGACGTTCAATCTTTCGAACCACATATGAAGGCAAACCATCAATATACATGATGAAACGATTCTTCATCTTAGGTTCAAACGCAGTAAAGAACATCTCATTTTCTGCAACGAGATTAGCCATGGAGAATCTCCTGTACAAACCATCCTTTATATGATGGTATTTTTTTGTTTATTAGCTTAGACACAGAACTTGGGGTTAGATTATGAAATCTACAAAAAGATCGAATCGTATCTTCTATACGATAAATAGTTCCATCTGGTGAAATTAACCGTGGATATTCACTACTTCGCTTTGATCTTGATATAGAAATATTCCTGGAAATGTGCGGAGTTCCAACTACCGTCCATCCATTATATGAATTGTACTTGCTGTCAACCAATTTTCGTAATCCAGTTTGATTTACACCAATTTGCTTTGATATGTCTCTTAAATTCATAATTGAAATTACTTTCCCGTTCGTATTACAGATATATATACATATTATGTATTTACTTAAAAAGTTAAAAACCGGTCATATAGTAACGATGTTAATTTAATCATTTAGTGACTCCAAATCCACTTCGTATTCCCACAATCCCAAATTCGGTCATATCCGTTTAATTGCATATTTTCCCATTCGGTCAGGGTCATATCATACTTGTCCAGAATTGTCGGTAATTTGTGTTTTTGATAAAGCAGCCGTGACATTGTGTGGGTATACTGGGCATCAATATACTGATATCCCGGCGGCGTGTCACCCGCATAAATAAATCCAGCCGATTGGTATGATTGACCGGAATAATACATTTTATTTGCGTATGATACTACACTGGTTGGTTGATGTGAACGCTTAAAATGTGTAAACAGTTTACTAAACCCACCAACGACGCGATGACCTTGTATATTACAAAATCGTAACAATTCATATTCATACAACTTATCATATCTACTTTTACCAAAGGTCATCACAGCAACTAATGTTTCGTGATGATACAATCCATACCGAATAGATGATTTGTCACCACCTTGTAAATGATTCTCATTGAGAAATTGATTGCAAGTTTTTGCTGAGAGTGGTCGAATGGTACAGGCCCGGGCATAAATATTTCGGGATTGCCCCAAAGCATATAATATCACCGACTCCACAATCGGTCGTTTATAGATCCAGTCCAATTCACCGATTTGTAATAATTGAATGCCCTTGGCCCGACACAACTGCAATTTTTGCATATGATAGTGTTTATCTTTACCACCTCCAATTTCAGAATGCCAATACAAGCCATTGAACTCAATAGCCAGCCGTCGGTCGGGCACATATACATCCAGTTCTTTCGGGGCAATAATAGTGCGTGTGTTGCGTTCAATCGGATCGGTATAGTGTGTGGTGATGAACGCACATAATTCATCTTCATATTGAGACGAGCCTGAACGGTTCGGGAAGCATTGTTTGCATCGAGGAATCCGTGCATTGTTTGCGGTATCGGTGAATATATGATTACAAGTCACACACTGAAATGTATATTGATGGTCTACGCCCATATATTCTTCAAAGGAGAACATAGGTCGCACAAACGGGGCAATTCGTTTCATAGCTTTGTCAAAGAATGTTCGTTTGAATGATGTAGTTTCATTCCAATTCGTGACGTTGTACCTATCTAATAATGTTTGTGTGGCTTTCTTCAAATTGTTATAATTTGGATTACCATACCGGCGCCGTTTGGTATCTTTTATTTTATCAACCATAGTTTGTTTAACATCTAAATCTGCGTAACGATCAATCATCTTTTGTGATACATTTCGTTTCCACGTATCGGTCTGTGATGTATATGGCACGCCATATCTTTGCATGTTTGTTGATTGTATAGTATGTTGTCGTTTTGCATTCGTTTCGGGCAGTGCATTGATTACTCGACGGCATGCATCACTACAATATAGTTTTTTTGTTTTTTTATATGTTTCAAATGATGATTTACATACACCACAAATTCGTATTTCACGAGCTTCCCGTCGTCGCAACAGTCCACGGCAGGTGTTTGAACAAGTTTTTTTATTAGTATGAATGCGGCCGAGTGATTTATTACAGATTACACAAAATTTCTCAGTACGCTGCTCAAATCTGGTTTGACATGTAATATTGCAAAATTTTTGTGTCGGTGATAATAATTTATTACATTGCTGACACCGATGTCTATTTTGTGGACACATTGTAGTTGTAGTTAGTGTAGACAGTAGAGTTCTATTATGAGAAGTTTAATTAAAGACCCTTGAATTTCAAGGGTCTTTAATTTATAACTATTATATTATTCAGGGAATGTAGCGCCGGTCGGCAAGATGTTGAATTCAAGACTAATGAATTCCGCAGTTCGTGCCGGCTGGAGATACAACTGACCCACCAAAATGTTACGGTCGATAATATCTGGCGTGTTGTTCGTTTCATCCATTACCACACGGAAAGCATACAAACCAGCACGTTCCTGTACACTCTGGAGGTATGGATTGACGATAGACAAGAATCGTTGACGAGTTGATTCAACGTTCTGTTCAAATACGAGGTAACGCGAGGTCGAAGCAATGAACTTCTTAACTGCAATAAGCAGACGACGAACATTGATTCGATCAAGAGCAGAAGCTTGCTGTTGCAGCGTCTTCTGACCCCATGCTACGATACCCTGACCTGGGAATGTAGCAATTGGGTTGACTCGACCTTCGTAAAGATCATCGCGATTAGCCTGATCCACACGAGTACGAACTTGTAGAGCCACATCAATACCACCACGGTTGAGGCCTGCTGGTGCAAACCACTCAGCAGCAACTCGGTCGTTGAAGGCAAAAACATTTGGCATTACTACAGAGGGCGGTGCCCATACAGTCTTATTGCTACCGGCATCACGAATCTTGACCCACGGATAGTAAGTACCGGCATAATTGGTATCGAGGTCTTGAATGTCGCCGACTGCTGCATTTACTGTTGATCCCAACGGCGAACCATCAAGAATGTAGAAGCAGTCACCACGGTTTTCACACATATTGATACCTTGGGTAACAATATATGGGTGAAAACTGTAAATAACACCGGGGATTACCAACATATTGATGTCAAATGCATCAGGATTTGCTAGTGCGTCGATACAAATCTTGTAAGCTCTTGCTCCACTACGATTCGAATCACTCAAGTCAAAGCCTTGTGTGTTTGTGGGTGTAATAGCGCCACCAACTGCACGAATTACGTTAGGAGCTTGACCATCAAATCCGTTCTGGAATGGTACTGTGAACTTACGAATCGAGGTGGCATTCTGAGGTGCGATATCGGTAATGTCCTGAGCAGACAAAATGGTTTGAAGGTCAAATCCTTCATCTGGACCGCCGCCGGGTTTTTCGTTAGAACCCGTGGCGAATACACCCACGCGAAGCGTAGAACCAGCAGCATCTATACTACCAGATGGTAGCGGGTTAAGATATGACAAACCGGTTGTGTCAGCAAAATCAAATCCGTAGAAGATACGATTATTTGCAACGGCTGTTGTAGAACCGGGAGGCGTTGTATAACGTGTAGTTATGTAATTTGGTGCAGGCAAGTTAACAATGTTGAGCGGCGCGGCCAATGCGGCAAATCCATATGGAAGTGCTTCTTCCGGTACGTCATCGGCACCAGGATCCATTTCAACATATACATACTTTGAATTGTTCGGCCAATCACCTTCAAGATAGATGTCGTTGTTTGCATCAATAATGGTGCGGGCCGTACCAATTCGTCGAGCAATATAATTTGCTGAATTTGGATCGAGGGATAGGTTATCAAACTGTTCAAGAACATTCAACTTACTGTCGGTATCGTCAAACTTACGAACAATGACCGAGAATGTACCATATCCTTCCCCAAGAGGATTTGGACGGATAGAAGCAATAGATACCTTTACATCGGTGTTTGCTGCATTACCATCGGAAAGTGTATGGAACCTAAAGAGATTGTACTTGATAGATCCAATTGTCTGGGAACGAATCCACGGCGTTGTAGCCTGACGATATGTTCCATAGATAGATCCACTCAACATCAATTGGTTGCTTTCAATAGCAAGGTTCATAGAACCAGATCCTGCGAGAGCACCAGAAATAAATGATACGGCGTCCGGGAACTGTAGGAGGACAAATCCATCATGTTGTGTCGTAGATGTCGTACCAAGAACTTTGGCAAAATAGTTTCTTGAAGACGGATCAACACTCATAGAGTGGAACGTCTTCAAACCATTTGAACCAGAAATTGTCAACGAAAATTGTGTTGGGCTCACCGCAGGACCAAGAGAACCCGTTGGTAGTGTTACACCCTTACGTGATGGAAAGATAACACCAATTGGCGCTGTAACGGAAGCAGAGGTTATGCTAAGAATCAAAGATTCCACCGTGCTATTGCTATATCCATCAAGTCCAAGCACACGACAGACGGTTGCTCTACCGGCTTCACGGAGATAGTTTTGCACTGCATATGATGTGTAAAAATCAGGCGTAGTTTGACCAAAGATTGCTTCAAATTGTTCCTGGGAATCGACAATTACCGGGCGGAACGCCGGCCCCTTCAACGTTGGACCGATAAAGGCAGCACCAATTTCGGAAATACCTTGAGGAAGGAATGAAAGGTCACGTTCTACGGTGAATACGCCTGGGGAAATTAGACGTTCGGCCATAAGTTAGTTCTCCAAAAGATTACTGAGTAGTAAGTGGAGCATCGGGAATAAATTCGCCCGTAGCGAGATTTACCACGCCCTGCCCATACTTATCTTGTAACCTTTTTACAATATCTACCCGCTCTTGGTCGAGCAAGTCGAGTTCTTCATCGGTAACTTGAAGTTCGGCTTCAAGTCCTTTTCGCTGGAAATGTAGTTCACCAAATCGTTTGGTGAGTTCATTCCATTTAGTTTGAAGGCTTACCAGAAGCTGAAGTTCTTCTTCAGGAAGCTTAATAGGTTCTGTCATAACCACCTCAACGGAGTGTTTCTGTTACTTCCATAAGTATAACTTTAATTGTTCAAAATACTATAAGTATCGATTATAGTTATTTTTTTGTTCCGTCTACTTCGACAATTGCGACCACCTTTTTGGCGGTGTAAACTTTCTGGTTTGTAGACACAATTTTTGCATTTTTGACCATACGTTCCGGAATGAGGTATGCACCAACTTTCATTGTAAACGCAGTTCTCACTACACGATCTTGCGCCGATTCAAGGTCAGTTTGACTGTCCATAGTATCAATTTTTACACGAAACTTGAAATTATTGCGAACGCCCCAATATTCTTCGGTTTCAACCTGAATCTGACCGAGTAAATCGCTCATTTGTTCTTCGTATTCTGTCCACACCACCACATCGTAGTTGATGTCTATATAATCCGGGATAATAACTGTGTGAAATTTTCGACTCGGTTGAATGCCGTTCAACACAGCAAATTTATCATATGCATTACGTCGATTCCAACCAGACTCCCAGGCCGTTTCCAAATACTTGTTTACGGGATTTGTTAATCGTCCACGTTCAATATTTCTGCGACGAATCATAATCATCGGCGTAAGAGCTTTATCGGTATTTGGTGCCCGTAAAAATCCATCCTTCCTAAACATTGCCCATCGTTCGCCGGAACCATAAATAATGGGCACTCGTTGAACTGCATCCAACGTTACAATCCTCGGTTTGATAACATCATCGAAGTAGTTAATGATGATTTCATCAATCGTCATTAAGGTGATACGAAGCGGAGATTTATCATCGTCTTCAAATCGATTGTCCAGTCCACGATTTTGAGTATCATCAATAGTCTGGCCTAGAGCATCATATCTATTATTCTTGTTAACACCACTCATCGGTCAGGCTCCTCAAGCTGCAAATTGGTGTTTCGAGTCAAGTGACACGTACACGTAATCGAGTGATTATAAATGGACTGACCGGCTACTAACTGAACTTCATTAGTATTGTTAATTTCGTAGTATGCTCCATCAAAATTAATAATGTCACCGATCTCAGGAAAAATATTACGACTCTTACACTCTTCACGCAATAAATGAAACTCTACACTTTGTTCGGTATTTACGGTCTGAATGTCTTTCACTGCGGTAGTCATATCACGATTAACAAGTGCAGGAATCTGCGTGCCCCGTGCCCATCGTTTAATCGTTGCTTCACCGTAGATGTTCTTTTTTGATTCTTCTACATTGATCTTATAAATTACAATTTGCACATCAATAAATGTATTGATGAGTTCACGATTCAGATGTAAAAATAAATTGTAATCCTGTTGACTGACAAACCGCATAAATTAAAACACATAAAGGGGTAAAGGAACACGCTTTAGGATTTCCTGTGCATTCATTTCATTTTCTTTTTGTTTTTCCATTTGAGCTTTTTTACCTGTTTGCTCTAATGTTTCACGAAGATACTCTTCAAGACGTTCAATTTCTGATTGACCTTCTTGACGTAAACGGTCGCCGTCAAGAGTTACTTCAGCATTTGGAATAGGCAAACTATCATATTTGTTACGAATATATCCAAGAGTAATCTTAGACAATGCAAGTGTATAACGATAAATCCAATCACGGCCTACATCATTGATATCAGAAAATGGCACATAAGCAAATGGAACATTGCTGTAATCACTGACGACCCCTCGTTCTAATTTGCCACCAACCGAACCGCTTGGGTCCGAGCGAAACTTATCACGCTCGACAATATATTCAAACCACACTCGGTCGCCGGCGGTATCATCAGTAACAACTGGATAAAGTCTGAGTTTGTTATTGCGAATTTCAAAACTATAGTTAGAACGACGAATTTGATCGTTTAATTCAATAGCTTGTGCGCGAAGAATGGTTTCATATGTAGGCATGACCAAAAAGTTGGATGCCACGGCAAAACCTTGCCACCCAAAACTGCCCATTAAGCTGCTTAAGTCAGTTCCCGTGCCAGCAAACGGATCAAAGAATCTTTGCATAGCCGGCACACGTTCATGGAATACTCGTTTAATTTCTAGTCGGTTACCCGACTCACTAACTGCGGCCCATAGACTTTGCAAGTCATATTCTTGTTGACCTTTCTGCATGGTTACATAACCACGCTTAACATCTACAGTTCCACCAGACATGGCCTCAGTACCATAATCAGCGGCAAGCTTTACCACATATGGTACCGGACTACTCTTGAGTAATTTTTGACTAAATGATGATCCCGTGGACATACCCTGATACATCATCATATTTTCGCGCATATTGAATTCATTTACAATAGCCGCGAACGCCATCGTAGCCTTTTCAAAATTGGCGTAAATGTTAGTATCTTCAAGTTCTACAGATACAATAGGATATCCCAATGTTGAACAAATATGTTTTGCAAGTTGCGGCGCAACTTCAACAAAGTCATCATCATCATCAAAAAGCGCAAACGACGTTTTTCCGGCAACGTTTGCGCTACCGGACCCAGGCCAAATACGAATTGGAACTACTGGTCCACCACCAACCGGATCTAATGGCATTGTATTCTCTGGTGATTATTATCTAAATCTACGGGGTCGGCGATCACGCCATCTGCGATAATAGTCGCCAGTTAATGCATCATCGCGGCGCGCGTGATAATAATCATCGTCATCAAAATCAACTGATTGTGGTTGTTGAGGAACAGATGTTGGATTTGAACGCGATTTATCATATGCTGGCGAGGTGTTTGGCCCCTTGTTCAATGAATCTGCACCGGGACTGTTAACCGGACCGGACACGGAAGACTGAGCAGAGGGTTCTTGTGGTTGTTGACGTTGACCTAGACGTCGCCTTTTTTCCTGCTTAGCTCTGATCCAGCGTAAAAATGGACTGTCATCTGGTATGTTTTTGTTGTTAGCAGGATCCAATGGCAAGTGGTTCGATGGATATGAACCGGGACCGGCAGTCGGATCAGGTGCCGGCTTCTGATCGGCCGATGTTTTATTCATAAATTGTGCATAAATCTTAGCGGCCGCTTTTCGAGCCGGGTGATTCTTGGGATATCCCAATGCCGTTTTCACAGTGATATCATTACCCGTCTCGGGATTCTTTACGGTCTGTGACAACATCTTCATTTTCTCATCTTCTGTTAGCGCTCGCTCTAACAAAACAGATAACTTCATACTATGTTCCATGAAGGATCTCCGAAATCGGGTTTATAATAAATAGTTTACAACTTAGTCGTTTAAACAATTTAGTTCATATCGACGGTGCCCGCAGTCCCAAATTCGGTCGTATCCAAGTTGTTTCATAATATCGGTTTCAGACAAATTCGGGTCATATCCCTGTGATACCAGTGTTGATTTTCTAAATCTATACCGGTGCAACGCCATGCCATCCTTGACATAAAAATATCCAGGTGCGGTGGTATGTATAGGTTTAAATCCGGTACGGTCATATACTGTGGTTGATTGACTATATCGTAAATTGGCATATGAATATATTGTAATTGGCCTATGTTCACGGATAAAAAATTGTAATAATTTTGAAAATCCACCAATAATCTTATAATTCATATGTGTAGCATATCGTACCATCTCATATGTGTTTTCGGCAGGGCGATTACCAGTAACAACACGGTTTTTGGAAAATGTCATCACAGCAACCAAAGTAACACCGTGGTATAATCCATAATAATATGTTGATGGGGTAAATCCTTGAATATGATGTTCTTCTAAAAATTCTTTCGCAACGGTATTAGAAATCACCGCCGGGCGCATTGTGCGAGCATAGAGTGGGGTCGTTGACGAACGATTCAGAATATGTAAAATTTTATGTTTCACCAACTCGGTTTTTTCTTCCCACTCAGAACTAAATACATTGATAAATATTTCATTTCTATCAAGCACCGTCTGACGAACTTTATACAGGGATGATGATGATATACCTGAGCTAAACTCACCGTCAATTCGTATATCGGTATAGTGAATGACTGCGCCGTGCTGTTTTGAATATACTGATACTGGAAATTGACCGACCATATGATCAAATACCGCATCATTCAAGATATCGTGTATCCACGAATAAAACGACTGTGATGGTTTATTCCGCTTTGCAATATTATGTTCCCAACTAATGATTTGTAGGTTTTTAATATTGCCGATCACATGCGGTGGAATATTTCGTTTATAGCCCTCGTCAATGCTTATGATATGATCAAGTTGATAAGCATTTTGTATCCCATTTCTACCAACGCTTGTTTGATAAGCAGAATAATTTGGCAACAAATGAATGGGTTGTGCTCGTGTGATCCGGCGGACCTCTCGCCGGTATTGTTGCTTTTTTGGATAATCAATCACATATTCGTCATAACTGTCGTAGCCAGCCTTTGTGGCTGTCATTTTATTGATATGATCTTGTGTAATAACACAGTTGAATGTTTTTTTGTATAGGTGCGACGCACAACCATTACACACCGCATTGGTTCGTATGGAACGATCAAGTGAATATTTGTTTGCATAGTATATGATACTATTACATGCCGGACACGATTTATGGAATGTGCTAATAGTCGTTTTCTTATTTGATTTACGATTTATGTATGTTTTACCCTTGAGTGAACTGGCAATTTTTTGCCGATACTCATCAGTGAATATATTTTTACACTGCATACATACACGATTATTTTTGATTGCCTTTACTAAATTTCCTTTTGAGGAATAATACATGGTTTGTTTACATTGTGGACACGGCCGATGCCACGGTGTATTTTTTGAAGTCTTTCCTCGCGGCGGGCGGTTTTTATATGATTTTGTCATAATACCTCCATGGGGCGTTCTTCTATAAGTAGGATGTGTTATGACCAAACCACGATTTGATCAAATAAAAAAGGCGACCCATTACAGGTCGCCCTTTTTATTCTAACTTGTTATGTTACAACAACTTAGAGGTTCGGAACACCGTCAATGACGATCTTACCGAAGAACTCGCTACGAACCATCTTCTTAGCGTAACGAGTCATTACCCCACGACGTGGCGTGAAGTTTTGTGGATCATAGACCAACGGAGTCATAATGAGTGGGATGTATGGAGCATACACAGCACCAGTCTCAAGGAAGTTAGAACCACGGAAGCCCATAAGAGCCACATTACCCGTGAGGTAAGGATTCTTATAGACCTGGAAGCGGTTCTGGAAGCTTCCAACCTGCGAGACACCCATTGCAAAGTTGCTCTGGTTGCCGTCCGTCTTAGCAGTGAAACCTGGAATTACTTCAAGAATTGAAGCAACAGATGGTGACACAACAATGAAGTTAGCACCACCACGAAGGGTGAGCTGATGAATCTTGTTGCTGACCTTCTGAATTTCATTGCCAAGCGTCTGGTACCAGGTCATTGTGGTCCAAGCCTGAGCGGCGAGGTTTGTATCAGGTACAAACGCCGTACCATTCCAGACCTGAGCAATCTTGGCTGACCAGTAACCCGTGGTCTGAGCGTTGGTGAGCAACATTTCTAGGATTTCAAGGTCGATTTCCAAAGAAATGTATTCACTCAACATTGCCGTCAATTCAGCTTCGGCATCAATGCTGTGGTAAGCATTGAGGTCTTGTGCGAGTTCCGGCGTCCAGACGGCCTTGAGCTTACGGCTCTTGGCAACAATAGGCTCAGAGCGAAGTTCAATGTCAATTTCTGGAATACCGAGATCCACACCCGTTGGCGGAATCGAGCTACCAACACGGTCTTCAAAGTCGCCACGGTTAGAATCAACAGGTTGAACTGTGTAGTCAACTTGGTTAATTGTAGCACCGGCCGTTGCATTAGCAACGAAGACCACGTGGGTCTTGGCAGCATTAAGACGAGTAAATGCTGGAAGCCAACCAGTAAATAATGTACCCGATGGTACGAAAGAACGAACGGCATTGACGTCAGCTCCTGGGAGGCTCGCAAGAGGAACTTCAAACTCAGCCAAACCTGACGGATTGACACCCTGCAAGAAGTTGACAGATGCCGTTGTTGCCAACGAGGACGAAGTAATGCTTAGACCCGATGCAGTTACTTCGTTGATGGAATAACCAAAACGACCTGCGCCATATAGACCGCCAACTGGTGCCGTCGATGAAGTCGTATCACCATATACGGACTGACCTGCAAGGCGCGGTGGCTGGTTTGTGCCATACTTAAAGTCCATGTAGAAGATAAGACCGCTTGGGAGATTCATCGGCTGAACCGATACAAATTCCTTAGCAGCAATTTCTGCAAAGACCTTACGAACTAGTGGAAGAGCAACACCGGACCACTGTTCTGCGTTAGCACCGCCGGTACGGGAGCTTTCAAGTACAAGCTGCTTAGCTTGGTTTTCAAGAAGCACGGCCATGTTGCCGCGTTCTATTTCGGATTTCATGCCTTCGAGCAAGCCCGTCTTTTCCCACTTCTTGGCAAGTCCACGGGACTGTGCTAGAAGAGCGTCAAGCGGCGTCGAGCTCTCAGACAGAAGCTGGTTTAGATTCAAACTCATAGTATATTCCTATAGGTTAGAGTGATTAGCCGTTTAGTTGAATGCCGGCTAGCTTCTGGAGACGAGCAACAATTGCATCGCCTTCTGTTAGAACTGTCTGAGACTTCGGCTTCGTAGATGCAACTGTCTTAGAAGCACCTTCGGTGATCTTTGATGCTACCTTCTTAGGGGTAACAGCCTTCACACCAAGAGACTCGGCAATTGTGGAATACACAAGCTTTGCCTCACGAAGCGTCGTAGCGCGGTCAAATTGCTCCACAACTTTCTTTTTCTGACCTTCCGACAACTGGAAGTTGCGGAAAATTTTAGTTGTAAACATTAACTTGTTATTGAGCAATGTGACTTCGTTGATACGATTACGAAGTAGCTTGATCACCTCGCGGTGCTCACGCAATGAACGCTTGAGCTCAACGTTTTCGGTTGCAATCTGTTCAGAAGAATCTTCCATATCATCTTCATCTGCTTCCATTTCACGAAGAATTTCTTCGAGGTCTACTTCTTCCTCGGCGTCTTCACCAAGGGTTGTTTCTGTAACCTTACCGCCATTAAAACCATATTTGGCCGGATGAGACTTGCCATCACGGTGAACACCGTCATCACCGTCGCCTTCAACGGTTTCCGTTGTTACAGCACCGTCAACCTCTTCACCGGCGTGAACATCATCAAATCCCTCTGTTGGCACATCTTCTTCACCTTCGTCGTCGATAAGATCGGCTTCAAGTTCACGAATGATTGCTTCAAGGTCAAGATCGTCTTCATCGCCGTCGTTGTCAACTTCTTCTTCACCGTCAACACCGGCATCAGGAACTTCATCATCAAGTTCATCTTCTTCCTCATCATCAAACATATCTTCAATACCTTCACCGAAAGTTTCTACTTCCTGTTCTGGATTTTCAATATCTGAAGACGAAGACGCTACTGCCGATGGCTTCTTTGGTCCTGGGTTGTCAACTGTCACGGCACCGCCGCCAATATCAGAAGAATCAAGCTTCTTCTGTTCTTCCACTGCATCATCATCGCCGTCGCCCTCTTCTTCATTACGAAGCTTTGCAGCAAGCATTGAAGAGAGTTGCGGCTTGAAAGATTCCTTCAAGGTAATCATTGCATTTGCAATAGCTGCTTCCTTGACCATCTTTGCGTCGGCAATGGCTTCCTTTAATAATGTGTCTTTAGCCATAGTATTAGTTTCCTAGAAACGTCTAAAAGGGCTATTCAGAGCCCTCATATCGGTTAGACCGAAAATCATCCGCACGCTTTATAGGTGAAAGCGTATTCTGTGATTACACAAATAAATAGTAAGTAAAACTTAATAATAACAATTTTACCTAAATTTTTTACCATTCAGTAGTATTTTTACGTGACCATTCGTTTTTACGTTCATCCCGCTTCCGCCGCTTAATGGCCTCATTCTTGCGATACTTACGATACTTTGAAGGTGACATATATGCCTCTCGTATACGAAGCTCTTGCATAAGACCACTCTTTTTAATTTTTTTCTTAAGCTCTCGTAGAGCAAGATCTACGGCATCTCGGTCCTTCTTATTTTCACCGGACAAATTTACATAAACTTCAAGACCCGTGGCCTTTTCTTTATTCTGTTTCTTTCCCATGTATACCCCGTTTATCCTTTTTCTTGTTCAGACAATTCTGATACATCGGTGGTAAATTCCACCGCCGGTTCGGTGGCGGGTTCCACAACTTTCTGTGATGCGGCAGGTGTTTCAGATCTGTTAATAAATCCTCTACTCAAATATTGAGCTACATCTACGCCAGCTAATGCCGCCAAAAACATAATCATATTTGCCGAGGGTTCCCATCCAAGACAAATGCCTTGTGCGCTACGAACATCACATGCGTGTTTTAGCCATGTAACTACTGTAGCTACTATGAGTCCAATGGTAACTAAAATACGAATGCGTGTAGTCGGTAGATTATCTATAAATTGAAGCATGGTGTTCTAATTACACATCGGTAGGATAATGTTTTCAAGCTCTTCTCGAATTAGCTTTTTCACTTTACAATTCTCCACGCCGCGCGAAGTTGTTTTGCGGGGTCTAGTGTATCAAATTGTACTAGTTGTTCGCCCGTGAGCTTGTGACGGGCTATAGCTACTACCCGCTCCCGTAACTTTTTCTTGAGTTCATCACGACGAGATTTTGGTTCAGTAATACCACCGACATCAGAAAAATCAGTTTCATGTACTTGCGGAACGTGTGAACTTCGTTGTTCAGGGTTCTTTTCCCCATTTGCAGGTATCAAATCATCTTCCATATCATTATCGGTGTCATATCCGGTAACTTCAAAATAACGTTCTAGAACTCGTCCCATATCATCATACAATGCCGTAGCACGAGTACGAATGGTATCGTATTCTTCGGCCAACTTGTGAAATTCTTTCACATATGCACGCATTTCTTTTATATTACGACGAATGGTGTGCGCATCATACCAATCATTACCGGCGGTTTCATTGGTAAGAGTCTGTTCTGCAAAATCGGCAATATCCATGAGCTTCTCGGCCATTTCTCGCATCGAGAATGAATTACGAAGCGTATCGCCATATTCATTGTATTGAGCTACGACTTGTCCAAACATACTCTCACCCCTAATTTTATCAGGAAGACCCCGGTGTTTTGTAGACGCAAACCGTTTTGCCTCGTCATCAGACATACTACTGGCTGCCCTCTTTACGGCAGCAGAAGCACCAGGCATTTCACCTTTCTTGAAAGCGTGAACCATACCCATAAATCTAGCTTGTGCCTTGGATTTAGCTGGCATTGTAATCTCCAAGTTGTTTATTTAACTACGCTTCAACAAAATCAATATTATAATTGATATCGTTTTTCTAATAATTTAATTACAATAAATTGTCTTTATTTATAATAAATAGTTGAGACTATGCTCCAGTTTTTGGCTTAGCAGTAGTGTCATTACGGAATTTATCAGCGTTTTCCTTATTCTTGTTCATATCCTTACCATACCAATAATTGGTCACGCCATTCTTATTCTTAGCAGCCCACCCCTTACCAGCAACTTTCCAACTAGTACCAGGCGGCATATCCTTAGCATCAAATTCTAGTAAAGTATGTTTTAGTTCTTCACGAATAATTTGACGAAGTTCATTCATCTTTATTTTCATGGCTTGATCTCAGCAAGAAAGTCATATACTAGACGATCCAATGACTCGTATTGACGATTTACAGTTTGATGACCGGCATTTTCATTGATAAATGCACCGTGGGTGGACGGATTTGAAACTATGTCGAAGCAAATGAGATTGAAATCTTCATCTACTTCAACAGAACCTTCACCGAGATTGCGAACCGATCCAACTCCTCGGCTCGATACACCAAGACGAATGCCATTTTTCATTAATTCTTTGACAATATTACCTGATGGAGTAGATAGAATTTCAATAGTGCCCACCAGGTCGTCACCCTCCCAGTGCATCTCCGTGATGTTGTGACTGACATTACGAAGATTGACTACAGTGGAATTGCCTGACCAAAACGATTTTCCGTTTCGTCGAGCATAAAACGTTCCATTTTCTACTGTGACACAATGAACCGTGTCATCGTAATCCACTGGATCAATTGACAAATGGCGAAAATCTAGATGAATGCCTTTTGATTTTTCTATAAAAAGTTCATTTGGAATTGTCAAATGCGAAACGGTTAGTGTTTGTGATAGTTGATAAATTTCTTCCGCCGTTTTTTCTAAAAATTTACCGTTTCTATCTTGAAGCACAAATCTATGATTTGGTGTTACTACGACATCAATATTTTTACCCTTGATGTGATACATAACACCTTTATATGGTTGATTGATAACGCGAGTAATAGGATGATATTCCAGCCGTTGCGTCTGTGTATTCAATGTAGCAACATAGGTACCCACTTCAACGGTTTTGATATCGCGCCACCCATCATAAGTCATTATATCACAATCACTTACGCACTCTGGATGATCGAGCTCGCCCAACGCGCGTCGTTGCTTGATAAACTCATTTTCATATTTTTGACTTTCACGGACCAAAATTTCTTTGGGATAAACACGACCATTTTGATTCTTAGCATTAGCACGTTGCAAAATACCCTTAACTTTAATAGGAGCATGGGGATTTGCAGCTTCAGCAAGAATCTGAGACTGATCGTATTGTAGCGGGAAATATTCAACAAGTAGTTGACTCATATTAAGCCTTTAGTTCGCGAAGTTTAGCTGAGAGATGTTGCAATTTTGATTCAAGACGAGTAATGCTCTTTACCGTATTCTTATAGAGACTGCTGCCGTCAAGTCCCGATTCTTTCTTCAGTCGAGAATTTAATGTGACGACGCGATCAATTTCACTAATTTGTCGGTTGATTTCACGAACAGCCTCAGCAATTTTACGAGTTGGAGAACCATCAGCGGCCTTGAGTTCCGCGTATCGGTTCTCTTGAACTACTTCCGTTTTCGAAGAAGACTTTTCCTTCTTTAGATCGGCAATTTGTTGTTTTAGAACTCTAATAGTATTAATTGTATCATCGTATTTTTTACTGCCTTGCCACATTTTACTCTTTGATTGTTCTAATTTTCTAAGTCGCTCTTCTTTATTCTTAATACGATCTTCTACAGAAGTAGACTCCTCAATCTTTGGCTTCGGTTCAGCCTTCGGCTTCTTCAACGCTCCAGCACCCTTCTCACCAAACGGAACCGTTTCAACCGACTGTTCACCGGCATCGTCGGCCTTCTCTTCCCTACCCCTCACCACCAACATACCAGCTTGTGTGGCATTCTTCCGGGCCTTAGCCTTACCCTCGGCACTGTTACCACGGAAAGCAAATGGCGTATTGTAAGGACCGGCATTAGCAGAAGTGCTAATCTCGGCCAATTCTTCTTCTACGAGCTCACGAATGAGCTTTTTTAGTGCGGAATTACTCATTGTCGAGCTCCTTTTCAATCTGATATGCAATCATCAAAGCCGTAATTTCGTTATCTTTGATACCGCGATTTTTTCCAATATTTGAAAGCTGTGAAATAACTTCGTTGATCTTAATTTGCATAACTCGGTCATTTAGACGATTGCTCTTTCGTTGAATGCTATTGCGAAGAGTCGGCACTTCTTGAAGAATGTAATTTTTTAAGGTGTTATTACCAGAAACATCATTAATATATTCTCGAAGAAGTGACTTTTGTTTGTCATTTAAATCTTGATACTTTTCATTGAATCGGTCGATCATAATCTTATAAGTCAATAAGCGTAGATCTTCTGTTTGATTCTTGAATTCTTCAAGAAGTGCCGACTCTTCTTTCTTAGCATTCTTACGACCGGTGCCAATAAGATGTTCAATTAAAGTAAAACGAGCGGACGCTACATCCTGAATATTCAGAATGGCATCTCCGCCAAATTTTGCTTCGGCCATGAACGTCTTATAAATTGACGCATGGAGCTTATAGGAAGGAATCTTGCATGACAAAAACTTTTCAAGGTCATAATAATTCTTAATTTCCTTGATAAGTTCATATTTTTCTGCGGCAAGTTTTCGTTCATCAAGCTTTTTTCTTTGCTTGATAATCATATTGAGATATTGCAATGCTCGCGATTCATTAAGATTCGGCGCATTGAATATGACTTGATAAAGTTGCAGTTCTTTACCAAGTTCTCGATTGGCACCAAAATATTTCTTTAAAATATTCAGTGCTGCTGAATCAGTGCGACCCTCCAGTATATCAGATGTTATCTGACGAACCAGAATTTCAAAAAGTACGCCTGTATTCTTGATCTTGTTGTGATTTACGGTGATTCCTCTCATCTATTATCGCTCCGTGAGTGTCAGGTATAAGTGACCCGATATTCTTCTCACACCCAATAAGTATACAACTTACTCTTCAACAATCTCATTATTTATATTTGACAAATCGAGAAAAGTCCCCGCATCGGGGTCAGTGTGGCTTTCGGTAATAATCTTTGGGGTCGAAACCGGTAAACGTCCTAGCTTTCGATCAATGGAAGTCTTCATTTCCAAAGAAAGTGGACTTTTACGGGGGTTTTTTCGCTTCTTTTCAGAACTTTGAATAACTTTATAACGCTCTTTAAATCCCAATGGATCTCGGCCTCGGGGATGTGCATCTTGACCGTATCTAGGTCCGGTCTTAGGACGACCCATACGTGCCTCACCAACAGGTGAAGACATCTGATCTCCCATATCGCCCATCATTGAATCCCCACCAAGTGACGGGGCCTCAGGCTGCTTATCTTGAGGAAATCCATATTTTTCAGGATCGCTTTCACCACTTTCAAGCTGCACATAACGGAAGGAACGCTTGACATCCTCGGCAACCATATCACGTTGCGCCTGAATTTCCTGATCACTAAAGTTAAATACATTCTTGTATACCCAATCAGAACCCAACATTTTGAGGTTTTGAATATCTGATGCAAGCTGTACCTTTTCTTTCCACAGATTAATCTTCTCTTGTTCGTAAATTGTAGAAGGAACGGTGAGTCTCAAATTAAAGCTTACAAGTTCTTCATCTTCAAAACCCTGAGCGTACAAGTGGACAATAGCAATTTTTGTAAGTTCAGCAACGATAATACGCTGAATACGCTCAATGGTGCGGGCAAATCGAACATCTTCTGCCGCAAGAGTGAGTTTACCATTAATACTTTCATCATATCCCAAAAAGGCTTTTGGAATCTTGAGGCCAGCCATCATACGATTACGAAGATATTCAATATCTTCAATGCTGTTAAATTCTAAACCACTTAGATTACTGATGTCTGTACCGCTATCACCACCACGAACTGGAATGTAAAAATCTTCCAAAATGTTCATGATGTTGTATCGAAGATTATAATCACCGGTCTGGGGATCCATAAATGGCACTTTCTTCATCTTATCGGCAATACGTTGCATATACGCATCTACTTCTGCCGGCGGAATGTTACCGATATCAAGTTTGATAACTCGTTTTTCCGGTGCACGCATGATGCGATGAATTAACATAGCATCTTCCATTAGCGTAAGCTGCTTCCAAACACGACGAGCGCCTTCAATCATGGCTTTACCATATGGAAGCCAGTTTGAATCGCTCATCAATCGAAAGTGTGCCACTTCATAATTTTCAAACTTCATTTTTTGACCCGTCATTCCCACACTTTGAAAATAGGTGTATCGGGGATTTTCTGGGTCTTCACCTTCTACACGAATGGTATCATACACAGAAAGCGGTTGAACATTAATAATTCCGTATTCTTCGGCAATTTCTAAGAAAACAAATTGATCCCCATACTTGCAAAGATTGCGAACCCACGGATATAAATTGAAATTAATGTTAATGATATCATAGAACAAATTGTGAAGAATTTCCTTGATGTTCTCGTCATCACACTCAATAGTCAACATCTCGTCATATTCATTCATCAATGTGCATTCATCGGCATAGATGTCGAGTGCAGAATTAATGATGGGATCGCCATCCATAATATCATACTCACGAAAAAGCATGATACGCTGGGTCTGGTAAGCCATATTCAACCCATACTGGTTGTTTAAGCTGTTACCTCCCATACTGGACGCACTGAAAATACGGCTATATCGGTCCTTATATGCATTTGACAAATAGGACTGAATATAGTCGGTATCAGCGACCTTGAGTTTTTTGCCTCCAACATGTCGTACAACTACGCCTTGTGAGAATAGTTTACGAAGTCGTGGAAACAATCCTTGATTATTTGGAGCCATAATATATTAGCCAGTCAGTGCTTTTGCAAATACAGATCCGGATCCACCTGATAGTGCTACACGAGCTTCAACAACAAGACCGCCGGCATTGGGAATAACATACATTCCCGGCGTGAAAGTAGTAATGGTCGGAGAAGTTACGCTACCCGTGATGCTATAACCAGGCAATGCCGCCGGAGCAACACCAGCAACAGATCCAAAAATTTGTACACTGGTATAAGATCCCGGAGCAACTTGAATGACAAGATCGGTCTTTCGCGTAGATGACAACTCCACCGCTGACCCCGTGCCAGACGAACCGCTAGAAAATAGTGTAATTAAACTCATATAATGCTCCTTTACTTCATTGACTTTTTGCCACGGCACTTCCACTTCTTACGGCTAAGACGGTTTGGACTGTTTGGGTCATTTTTCCAATCACCCTTGATTCCAGCCGAGCGAGCGCAATAAGCATCACCGCGAGGTGTTCCTGGAGAGATTCTTACACCTTTTTGACCGTGAGATACACCATTCGTCTTCCACTTTTTACCCTTGGCAGGCTTACTTTCATCCAATAGATCTCCCATCAACGGCATACGAGATTCAGGTACACAATTTGGCACATCTCGGCCGTTTTTCTCTTTTTGACCTACCATCTTATACCCTTTCCAACATGGATCATTCTCGATGCGGTCATTTTCTTCAACTTGTGATAGCTTGGTATAGTATGCGGGATCTTCAGCAAGGTGAGCTAATGCAATAAGCGCAATTTTCTTTAGGTCGCCGTGGGTTACATCGTTGTGTTCAAGTTCAACATTGACTCCCATATGAAACTGATGGGGATCGACCGTGGTTTTATCAAGTTTAAGCGCTTTAAATAGCTTATCAGATTTTTCTCGGGGAATAGTATCCGCACCAGAAGTCATTACGCCGGTTTCTGGAGCCACATCATCGTCATTACTAGAGGATTCTCTTCGTGGCGTGGGTGCCATTTTGGAATAGCCGCACCCCTCATTGAGTAAATTACTGAGTAGGATTTGAGCCACGGTCTATCTCCTGTTCCTTAGAGCGAAAGTAGTCAGCAACTTGAGAAAGTTCATGTGCCGCAACTGCGATATGATCTTCGGCCCAATTTCCTATTTCGGTTTCTTCGGTAACATGTGACAACAAGTATTCAATGTTGGATTTCATAGCTTGCAAATTAGACACGTTCATATAAGAAGGTGGTTCTTGACCTTCCTCACCAGAATTTTCGGTAACTGGTGATTTAAACGCTCGTAAGCGCGCATCGGCCATTACTTTTCCAAGTTCTACACCATTGAAACTAGGCATATCAATCAATCGCGCCATTCTAATCATAAAAATCTCAGTTAAGGTATGTCAGCTTATATAATGTGGAGTTGATAAGTTGTGACAATTCATCAACTTGATTCATAATAAAACCGTCATTTGGCAGTCTTTCTCTGGAACGATCCACAAAATCATTAAGTGCAACGAAATACTTGACCACATCTTCAGACGATTCAGTTTCAATAAATGACGTGGCCGGTTTGAGACCTGTCAAGATACCATATCGACCTTGATAACTTTCCACAAATTCATCAATTAAGTCTACCACAGCGTCGTAATACTCATTCAACGCCTTGTGAACAGCATAGGATCGGGTTTGTAGATGAAATACATGTGCCTGATCCCGAGAAGCCAGTAGCGTAGATATAAATTTTGCTACAAATTCGTCTGCCATACGCCCCCTTTAATGTAAACCGGAAATTTCTTCCCGAATTGTTTCTTGTAAAAATGCCAATCTACCATAAGTAGTAACTTTGTGAAGAGATTTGACATAACTTTAGAAAAGCCACCGTAAATCTTCTTGGTTATTGGGGTTTTGTAATCCACCGCCCAAAATAGGCATCTGATACGGATCTGCACCGCCAATCATTATAGGCATATCACTGTTAGCCGGTCTAGTATAACGATTGAGCGTTACGCCTGGGGTGGATGGTCCACGGTCGGGAGTATATACCGCGTCTACTCCACTGACCTTGGTGATCTTATCGAGTGCCAATCTTGTATATTGCATATTAGTGCTGTGAATCTGTAGAGCAGTGTCTCTTACCCACAAACCAATGGATAATGCCATAATCAAATCATCGTGATATCCCTCGGCGGCCTGTGCCTTGCCGTTTTCCCACACAAAAGTCATCAATTCGTCAATTGTGCGTTGAGAACGAATGGTTACAGAATTATTTCGCATATATTCGTCAAGCTTAGAAATAATGAGCGGACGAGTTCGAGCGGAAGTCGTAAATCCAGCAATAGCATTTTTTTGTTGACGATACAACTTGTTACTTGGCATTTCATTGGGATCAAGATATTTGATGTCTTCGGTCATGTAGAATAAATTCTTGTATCCACGGTCGATGGCAGTTTGGATAGTAGCCCATCCAATATTGCTATTTTCAATGACCAACAATGCATCATTGTATTCGGTAGCAATCGCCACCAACATATGACCATATTCTGTAGTATTAATGCGACCGCGATACTCTGCGACCTGCGCACACGTCTCTGCATCAATAACATGGGCTGCACTATAGTCACCGATTTCGCTATTTTCGCCTCGTGCCACGTCGGCTACAACAATGTAACTCTTATTATAATTTACCGTTTCCCAAACCCAAAGATCACCGCCTGGTCCGCGTTTCATCTCAGGATCCCGAACATTAGTAACTCGATGAAATTCAATGACATCGCCATCAATAACGGTATTCCCGGAACCTAAGAACTCGGCATCATATTCTTGACGAGCTTTTTGTGGTCCGAGAATGTTTTCTTGTTCATCGCGCCATGCTTGGGTTCTTTCTGGGTGAACACGCCAATCAAGTTTAATAGGATAAAATACCCCATCTCTTGAACGATCTTTAAATTCTTCGGCTTCTGTATACTTTTTGAAAAAAAAGTTACCAATACCGTTTGGCGTAGAAATAAGAATGGCTTTACCACCCGTAGATAGTGTAGCCTGAGCAGCCGTCCAAATTTCCTCGATATTTTTAATGAAGGCTGCTTCGTCGAACACGAGTAAGGATACAGCTTCGGAACGACCGGCATCTACTGAACTTGAGCTAGCTTTAATTTGTGAACCATTCTTAAATCTAAGGCTGAGTTTGTTGTTTTCAATACAAGGCACTTGCAGCCACGGAGGCAAATTATCAAACGCAAATCTAACCTTGGTAATTAGGTTCTTAGCGGTTTCTTGTTTAGTAGCAATAACAAGAACATTCTTGTCTTTGTGAAAGATCATCATCCACAAACCATAACACGCAACTACAGTAGAAAGACCAATCTGTCGGCCTTTCAATACAATAGTATATTTCTTTTCTTCAAACGTGGAAAGACATTGCTCCTGATAGTCATAGAGATTAAACAACAGCCGACCTTTAATCGGATGTTGAATATAACAATACTTCTTCATAAAGTATACGGGATCTTTCGCACATTTCTGGTATTCTTTGCGGATTAGATCTTTAAAATTTGTACTCATTTAACAACTCCAACTGCCGTGGCACCGACAACGATCCCCGCAACAAACATTGTTCTATTGGACAACTCAATACCAAGCAGTTTTCGGGGTTTTGGTGGTTTTGGAAAGTTAATTACAACTTTCTGTAAACTGTCTGATCGGGTAGTTTGAAACGACAGTCCTATACGAAGATTGTTAATTTCAACCAATCGAAGCGTATCGCGTTTTTCAAGAGTATTTACAGTAGCGTGTAAACTGTCTACTTCAGTTTCTAGCGAAACTACTAAATCTTTATATGCATCACACTCTGGAGGCAACAGAATAGATTTTAAACTATCTGATAACTTTGCATTCTGCACACGTAATAAGTTATTGTTACGTTGCATCCCATTAATTTTTACAGTCAAAGATTCCGCAACAGTTTTTGTAGAATCAGCAATAACTAGCAAACTGTTTACTTTTTTCTTTAGACTATCTGATAATGCCAATGTTGGAACTACAACGGTATTTTGATATGTCTTGAATTCTTTACGATATGTGGTTAAACCATCATCTCGACCAAGATTAAACGCAATAACTACTGCCAGTGTTAAGCCTATAACAATCAAAACACCATAAAGCAAAGTTCTAAAACGAAAAAGTCCGCCTTTATCCTCTATTTGTATCTTCAACTCTTTCGCCATTTGATATCTCCGTTTGTTCCTGTTCTTCTTGTTGTAATACGGCAAGCCGGTCTTCACAGAACTTAATATCTGCTTGAATTTGTTCAAACAACTGAGTAAATTGTTTAATGCTTGCTAATTCTTCCCATCCACCATTTTGAAAATGTACCTGTGGAGTTCTAAATGTGCGAATATAGTCTTTGCATTCTTCAATGTGATCTCGTAACCACGCCATCTCATTTCTACGAACCATAGTATGTTCAAACTCTTCCCATGTACCATCCAATTTCATTTTGGTATGTTCTTCAATAGTGCAGTCATAGCATTGATTGTAAATACGATAAAATTTATCGTCAAATCTATGACTCATTGATTTGTTACACTTTGGACACCACCACGGTGTTTTAGCACCTTGTAATTTTGTAATGGACTGTTTAATACCGTCTTTAACAGTCCATAGTTTACCATCGTCGTCCCAAACTTCACCTTCTTTTCGTTCAATAACTTCGGGTCGCCATCCTACAATGGGACGGTCGAACTTCTGTATTTTCTTGGCAAGCTCGCCTCGAATTGAGTCGATCTTTTGTTCCATTCGTGATTGACGTTCTTCCATAGTATACCTTTACTTAGATTGGGTTTGTCGAATCATCTTCATTGCCACCTTGCGTGCTGGATGATTCTTGTCATACTTTAGTGCGGTCTTTACCAAAATATCGCGCTTGGTTTCGGGGTTACGAACTTTTTTATTCAATACGCTCTGTAATTTCTTATCTGTTGTTTTTAGCGCCGCTTTTTTGACCATCGCTTTCTTTGCAACGGGAGTTTTTGGTGATGTTGGTGGTGTTTTACCAGACAACTTTCCAACAACCAACGAATATACATCGGGATTAAATTTACCATACATAGCTTTGAATAACTTCTGTTTTTCAGCCGGACTCTTTTTAGGATCACCGAGCACTTTTCGAACCGTAGTTCCTGAGATGTTTTCTCCGTCCACATCAAGTTGAAATTCAGGTGCAATCATATAATATCCAACGTTTTTGTAATCACCCTTAATCTGAGATGGGTCATCGGGCAATTTTTGATAATATTTTCCGCCTGTTAAACGTTGAGCATCTTTTTCGCTAAATGCGGTGATAAACGGCGTATCTTCGGGAAACTTATTTAGAATTTCTTCTGGTGCGTAAGGATTCTTGACTTGAACAATCTTGTCTTTTGGAATGCCAAACATAGACGACATAATAAATTGCTTTTCGTCAAAATTAAATGGTGACTTTTCATTATCAGTCTTGTTACTAGTTCCGATATACACATTTTCTGCACCATACTTGTCAACAAGACTCTTATATACCGAATAGTGACCGGCGTGAAACGGTTGGAATCTACCTGGATACACCACTATAGGCTTTTTTGTATTATGGGTATTTGATTGAGGTTGTGTGGTTGTTTCACCATCTTCAGAATCTGCAATACGTCCAAATTTTAATGCGCCAAGTAGTTGATTTACCGGAGCAAATGCACCTGTGAACTTGTACGGCTTACCACCATAAATAAATACTACACCCTCTGTAGGCACTACTCGATCAAAACCAATACCCTGTAGTCTTTCAATTTCACGGGTAAGTAATTCCGGTGAACGATCAGGGCTAGCTTGAACTCGACGAATAACATCGGCTACCGCAGACTTGAGTGCTTGTGATGCCGCTGGATTATTTGCCGAAATAAAGTTCGTCATACGGATTAAGCTGTCTGCACCTACGCGCAGGAATAACATCTCAATAGGCTTTTTAATTTGCTTATTGAATGATACTGATTCGGTTTCCATGCGCTTGAACCAATCATCAAGTTCAGGATGCATTTTCTTAAAATCTCTAGCACTCAATGACTTGTCACCAAACGCCCATCGTTTGATAAGTCTTTCTTTAGTTGACGCATCCATCTTGATGTTTTGCTTTTTTATTTCTACATCAAGTTTATCGGCCCACTTCTTCTTGAGATAGTCGCCAAGTGTAGCCTTGCTAGATAGACCGGCACTAGCACGGAGTTCTTCGAGGTCTTGCAAATACTGTTCTTGACGCGCCTTGAATACAGTATCAGTTTTGTCAGAAAAAGCAACATTTTGTGGACCCTGAATACCGTATGTTTTTTGCTTCTGTGCGCCAACTTTCTGAATCATATTTGCTAATGCTGCACCTTCTTCTTGGCCCCGATCTACTTCGTTGCCATCGTCATCGTATTCTACGGTATTGTGAAACACTAGAATGTTCTTGTCATATGGAATAACATTTTGAGTTTCTGGATTGATAATCTCTAGGTTTACCCACTTCTTACCGTCCTTGAACATATTCTTACGTTGCGCTTCGGGCAAAGCACGAATAGCGGCATCGAGGTCATCGGCAGCGTTACCAAAGCTAGCTTCAATATTACCTCGACCGGCAAATTTATCACGAACGCCCTTAGCATCAAGTGCATCTTTACCGGCATTTTTTACGTGGCCAAGATTACGAGCAAAAATTACTTTGCCGTCTCGGTATGAAAACTGAATATTTTGACCGTCAAGTTTTTCTGTAACCGGTGCCTCTTTGTCAAGACCGCCGCTCAAACCACGACGAATAATTTCCTCAAAGTCATCAAACTTTAAATCTACGTCGTCATAAGGATGTGCAAGATGACCGGCGGCACCGCCTTCAAATAAAAAATCTGCGTCAACATTTTCAAGACGAAGGGTCACTTCGCCTAAACCTGTAATGTTTAAATTTAGTCCCTCCGTGCGAGCAATCTGCAACAATTCCTCGGTGAGTTGTTGTGACAATTCATTGGCAATATCTTCTTTCTTCATTCTTTGAGCACGTCTACGATACCGTTGATTAACCTCAGGATCGTCAGTACGATCTTTACGGTCGATTCCTGCTGCCTTGAGAACTTGGTTTGCCATCTTGTATACAGGCTTCCATCGTGGATATTTGAGGGCTGATTGAATTTTAATAGCACGGCCTGTTAACGGATTGCGGATCTTACGCTGCATGATGGGCGTATTCTTTGAACCAATAACTTTGGGTATTTTTGTGTCTTGTCCCTTGGCATCGGTCTTTCCAAAACCAGTTTCCTTGTTATCTTGGCCGGTGGCATCTGAAAATTCAAAGCCGTCAAGTTTCTTTGCACCTAATGACGCCTTTTTCTTCACAAGATCAAATATTTTACTATTCTTCTTTGGAAACATCTTATTCAAAATACGATTTTTTACTTCATCCTTGGTATGCTTGGAGCCAAGAATCTGAATGAGTTGAGAATCGGAGAGATTTTGATTGCCAATTTTAATACGAACCTCGGGTTCGCTTAAGAAATAACCAGCTTGCCTGTATCCTCTGAGGGGGAGGTCTTCAGCATAATGTTCAAAATATTCACTTTTTTCAAGTTGTTCTGCGGCGTCTTCATCTACTATTGCGACATATGCCGTGGTTTGTGCATCAAACCGCTCTAATAGCTCTTTGGGAATGTATGGATTTTCAACTTGTTGAATTTTATCTTTGGAAATACCAAACATTTTCGTGATAATTTCTTCCTTGTCTTTGAATGACATGGGTTCGGCCGGATCATCTCCGTCTTGTTCGCCGGTAATCAAATATACATTGTCTTTGCCAAATTTGTTTTGAAGACGTTGAAATACTTCATAGTGGCCTTGGTGAAATGGTTGAAATTCACCTGAATATGCGGCAATTATTCGCTTTTCCGAACGATCCTCTACAAGAGTTTGTTTTAATCCTACGGCTAAATAGGCTGCCAGATGATTTGCTTCAACAAGTAAGTCCATACGAGACACCCAAAAAGAAAGAGGAACTACTAAAAATAAGTAGTTCCCCAATTCAGCATTGATGCTGAATTACCCCCAAATACCGCCTCCCCCCATTAATTGGATGGAACGACAGAATATAAGCAAGAGGTTTTCGCCGTTTCAATGATTTCATTCACATAATAATGTGATGCCAAGCCCGGATCAATCGTATTGGTTATTCCATATGGCAATTTATTTATGTAATTACCTTTAAAAAAATATTTATGTTCATATTCTTTTACGACTCCGGCGTTGTGATATATATTACAACTTTGCCACTTGTCTATACCTTGTGTGGCCCACGCAAATTCCAGTTCCGGCACAACATGTAATACATGACCAAAATACCAACAATTCCATAATACCGACCACATATCAGCGGTCCATTTTTGAATTGGATGATACGACGGAGATTCTGGGTGTGTTTCAAGGTGGTGCAGAAAAAATCTATACAGAGACTCAGCATCTCGTTCTACTTTGTCCCAAAACTCCCATGTTACCGATTTCATAATATATTGTGCGCCACCAGAATGTAATTCATACTGTTCAGGTATTGATGGATCAATTCCAACAATATCACACATCCCCTGAAATACATCCATTCCTTTACTTTTAATATATTCTGCACCAATATAAAATCTTGTATCACTTGCATACCACAACGGCCCATCGACGAATTGATTCCAATTAACAGGCTTAGTAAAAACCATGTCACAGTCATGATAAAAAATTATATCACTGGACAGCTCTGGGTGCGATTTAAAATGTTGCTTTAATATATGAGGCCGAATGCCAGGGATGTATTGTATATTCTTCCGCATATCTCTATAGAAGAAAAACCGGACATAGTTATATGTCGTTGCTAACCGCGACCAGGCTTCAGGAATCCCCTCCTCAGTAATTCCA